GCAGATTATGTTGACAAATTAGACGAGCTAAAAACAAACATTGACGAACGCCAAGTAGTAGCACAAAATGCTGCGTGGGCGTTGGGCAGAAAAACTGATGAACAACTTACTACTGTTTTAGATGGTACATCTAATTCACAGTCTGTTGGTTCACCAGCGGCTGGACTTAGTCTAGCTAAAGCTCAATTAGCTTTTGAAAACTTTGGTACTCGAAATGTTCCTGATGATGGCGATAGATTCTGGGTTGTTGGACATAAACAATGGACTAATCTTTTAGACCTTACTCAATTTGCTAGCTTGGACTATGTCCCAGCTAACGAGCTACCATATTCTGGTGGTATGACAGCTAAAAGATGGTTAGGATTTATGTTCTATGCTTTCTCAGGATTACCTGTTGATGGTTCTTCAGATAGAAAAACATTCGCATATCACCGTTCTGCTGTCGGACACGCTATCGGTCAAGATATAGTTACTGAAATTAACTATATTCCTGAAAAGGTAGCTCACCTTACTACATCTATGATGAGTATGGGTGCTGCTATGATTGACGATAATGGCGTTGAAGAAGTAATCTGTGACGAGTAGGAGGATTTAGTATGGCTTATTCAACTGACAATCCTATCAAAAAAATATCACAAATGGGAGCTTCAAATGCTCTTTGGTATTATACAGATGGGGACGCAATCGGTACAATAGATGACGCTGATTATTTTTTAGCTGATTATAAACTATTGACTGCTGGTGATATTATTTTTGTAAATAGTGGTGGCTCTAATGCTGTAGTGGATATATTAATTGTATCTGTACAGGATGGTGGCACTAACTGTGATACAGTAATTTTAGCGTAGTAATCTAATCACAAGGGGGATTTTTTCCCCCTTGTTTAAAAAGGAATTAATGTGGCAGTAACTAATGTAACAGTAGCTAATAGAGCAATAGTAATGATTGGAGCTAATAGAATCTCCAGTTTTTCTGATGGAAGTACAGAATCTACAGTAGCTAATGATTTATACTATGATATTTTAGATGGTGATTTAACAGCTTGTCGCTGGAGATTTGCCACAAAACAATCACAGCTTTCAGCTAATGCTACAGCTCCAACAGGTATATGGACACAAAGTCATTACCTACCTTCTGATAATTTATACATACAAAGAATAACAGTAAGTGGTAATACCATTACTGAATACGATATATTTAACAACGAATTATATACAGACTTACAATCAACCGATACAGTAATAGCAGATTATACATATAGACCAGCAGAAGAAGAAATGCCTAAGTATTTCTTACTAGCTTTGGAATATCATTTAGCATCAGTCTTTGCTCATGCTATTGCAAGAAATGTAGAGATGGCAAACTTATATGAACAAAAATATCAAATACAATATCGTAGAGCTAAGAACTTAGATTCAACACAACAACCAACAAGAAAATTTACTACAAGTAGATTTGCTAAGTTTAGGGGTTCTACAATATCCAATATTTAAAATGATATGCCAATATTTAGAACAGCACAAAATACCTTTCAAGCTGGTCAGATAGACCCTCTCTTAACTTCGAGAACAGATTTACAAGGATATAAAGACGGAATAGCAACCTCTACTAACTGGTGGCATTTAGCACAAGGTGGGGTAATGAAACGACAAGGTTTCAAATACCTTGCTGAAGTAGGAGCTACTGGTAGAATAATACCTTGGACCTTTAGTGCAGATGAAACATATGTATTAGTATTATATGCTAGTAATGTAAAAGTATATTCTACTCTTGGAACTTTAATAACTACAGTAAGTAGTTGTCCATGGACTGCTGACCAAATAAATGAAATTACTTATGCTCAATATGGCGACACTATGTTCTTTTCTCATAGTGGATTTGCTACTCAAGAATTTGTAAGAACTTCTGCAACATCTTTTACAATTAGAAATTTTCATTTTGCAACTGATGATACTGGTGAATGTAATATGGATAACTCGGCTGGTACAGATGATGCTGCTACTGTGCATTGTCCTTTCTTTAAATTTAATCAATGGAATGTAACTTTAACTCCTAGTGCTACAACTGGAACAGGTGTAACGCTTACTGCATCAGCATCTATATTTACTAATAATCATGTTGGCTGTAGATTTTCATTAACTGACGACCCAGCAAATAAATATCATCAAGTACAAGTAACTGGATATACTTCAGGAACTCAAGTAGCTGTAACTGTAAGAGAAACTTTAGATTCAACAAATGCAACAGTATATTGGAGAGAACAAACATTTAATGATGTAAGAGGATATCCTCAATCCGTTGCTATCTTTGATGATAGATTATATTTTGCTGGTAGTACAAGTAGACCTTCAGGAATTATGGCATCAAAGATTGGAGAGTATTTTAATTTTGATATAGATAATGCAAGTGCAGATGATGCAATAGATGTAACTTTAGGTTCAGATAAAGTAGATGAAATACGCTATATGCAACAAGGAAGAAACTTACAAATATTTACTGATGGTGGAGAATATTATTTAAGACCTGAATCTACTGGTGGTATAGGTCCAACTAATATAGCTTTTAAAAGACAAACTACTTTTGGTATAAAAAAAATAAGACCACAACAATTAGATGGAGCTACATACTTTATACAACGAAGTGGTACTGTAGCTAGAGAATATATTTATGATGATATCCAAGATGGATATACTTCTAATGGAATTTCTTTTTTAACAGATGTAGTTAATCAACCTACAGAAACAGGAATAATAATTGGAACAACTGAAAGACCTGAACAATTTTGGGTATTAGTAAATACTGATGGTTCTATAGCTGCTTTCCATACTTTACGAAGTGATAAAGTACAAGGGTGGAGTAAATGGACTACACCTAATGGAGCTGGATTTGTTTCTATGACTTCAGTAGTCAATGATATATTTGCAGTAACTTCTCGTACTATTAATAGCTCAACAAAATATTATTTAGAGAAGATGGATTTAACAGATTCTAAACCTCTTGATTGTTATATTGATGGAACAATATATCCATACGGAACTCCTTTAGTTAATGGGGGAAGTCAAACAGGGAATAGTTTAATTATAGATGGATTAACGCATACTGTAAAAGTAGGAGATGAATTTACTGTTGCTGGAATATCAGGAACTTATACTGTATCAGGCGTAACTACATTAAGTGGAGCAAATCAAACTTTAAATTTAACTACCAATCTTGCATCTTCACCAGCAGATAATGCTGCTCTTACTTTTACTAAAGGTCATATGTGGACAGTAGGAACACATTTAACCAGCCAATCTGGTATATCTGCTATAAGTGGAAATGAATATTTAGGAGAATTTACAGTAGACAGTAATGATAGAATTACTTTAGATGTACCTGTAAGCTCTATGTCTTGTGGTTTTAAATATGATTCTGTTTTAAAAACTATGCCAATAGATGTAGCTATACAAGGACAACCATTAACTGCTAGATATAAAAGAATAGTGCGTTGTATATTAGATATTCAAGATGCTATTGATGTAGATATAGAAGGTCAGGATTTAAAAGTGAGACAAGTAACAGGAAGTATAGGAAGTGGGAGCTTAACAAGAACAGCTTCAAATGGTAAACATGAATTTTATTTGACAGGTTATAGTCAAGATGCACAGGTAACATTAACCTCAGATGTACCTACGCCTTTAAAAATTAGAGGATTAGTATTGGAGATAGATTATTAATGGGCGACCCAGTAACAATGATTATGATAGCCACAGCAGTATCTGTTGGTACAAGTATTCAACAAGCACAAATAGCAAAAAAACAAGCTGCACTTCAAAAAGAACAATATGAATCTAATAAAAAGATAGCTATTAAAAAAGCTGAGTATGATACAGTTCAAGCAAAAGATAGACATGAATTTCAAATGGGAAGTAATTTATCTTTAGCAACTCGTTCAGGAGTAGATACATTTTCTAGTCCTTCTTTCTTAGCACATACATCTTATAATGCTAGAGTATTAAATGATAATTTAGCACAAATAGATTTAAACAAAGAGGCATCTATAACAAGAGCAAACCTCGGTATTAGTCAAGCAAGTCTTGGTGCAAGATATGCAGTATGGGGAGCTGTGTCTGATATTGGAAATACATTTGCTTCATCTAGTTATAAATTATATCAACTAAATAAAGATGATGCTCCATCAAATGAACCAGCATAATGGCTATAGAAAATATTAAAAGAGAAAGTAGACTACGAGAAATAGGAGTAGTACGAGGACAAGGTTTTGATGCTGGAACACAAGCATTAGAAAGAACTAAAAGAGCAGCAGATAATATTATTGATACTGCTTTTAGATATGGAGCAGATAAAGTTTCTAAAGAAGCATTGTATGACGCAAAAGATATTCCATTAGATTATAAAGAAGAATATTATGTAGAAAGTCCTACTGGTGATAAAAGAATTACAGATGTTGTAGATGATAATGAAAATATTATTGGTAGTTTTAAAACACCAATAACAAATGACAGACTACCTTCAGGCAAAATATATAATGATGCTTATAATAATGAAAGAGAGAAAATATTTGGATTAAGTATTAAAGCATCAGCAGTAACATTTGCTGACCAAATGTATGTTCAATACCATAATGATTCAGAAGGATTTGTAGCAGCAGTTGATTCATATTTAGAAAAAGTAAAAGAAAATGTAGGACCAAATTATCAAAACGATATAGAATTATTAGAAGCAGAAGTATTTAGCACTTATTATAAACAAATAGGTATGCGTGAATTACAAGAGCAAATGAATACTGATGCTCATAAATTATTAACTTCATTTCAAACTTTAAAAGAATCAGCAATTAAAGAAATAAAAAATATTCTACCTTCAGTAGACCCTCTAGGTAATGATAGGTCTATGGTATTTGAATGGAATGATAAAGAAAGTAAGATAGAATTATTTGTTGCAGACCAATATGAAGGTGAATGGAGAAAAGTAAAAGTAACAGGTGATGCTTCATCTGAACAATATTTATCATTATATGCTCCATTACACGCACAAATAAATGAACTAAACAAATCTATAACAGATATAAATACAAGCACTTTATTATCACCAGAAAAAAAAATAAGTGAAGTCAATTTATTAAAAAGAGATTTATCTACAAACTTAATACAAAACTTAATTGATAATGCAGTTAGTGATGATGCTGAACCAATAGAAGGTCAAATAAGTTTATTTCAATTACAAGAAGCAATAACTGGAACTACAGATAATGCTTATATAAATTCAATAAAAGAATTTGTAGGTATAGATAATCAAACTATAATTAATCAATGGGAAGAAAAAGTAAATGGACAAAGAATAATTATAAATGGAATTAATAATGCTACTAAACAAAATATAAAATTATTAATGGAAGTTGAGTTAATGGAAGACATGAATTTTATTAATGGTTTATTAGCACAAGGAGAACACAACCCACAATACTTAGTAGAAAAAGAAAGACTATTAAAAAAGTGGGGTTCAATAGAAAAAATATTTGCTGGTATGGATTTAGGTGAAGAAACAAAAGCAATGTTTCAAAAGTATATAGAAACAGGAGATGGAAAACATTTACTAGAAAGTATTATAGGTAATGTTAATAATCAAACTATAATGAACAATGGAACATTTCTAAGATTACTAAAAGAATTTAGTATAGATTGGACAAGTGGTCATGTAATGGATTTTTTAATGTTAGGTAATGATGCAGATGCAATAAATAAATGGGCAGATGATTTATATAAATCAGAAGATTTCCTTGATAAAAAACCTAGATACCGAGCGCAGATTATGAGTAAAATAATAACTAAATTAAATTCTATTGAAGCTGGAGCTGGACAAAAATTAGCTGATATATGGATGATTTCAGGAGTATTATCTTCTAATATAAATAATGGTATAGGATATAGAAAAGGTACTCCTACTGATAGTACATGGAGAAACCAAGCTGATGATTATATTAATTACCATGATAATGAAAAAAAATTATATACTCACCCAATTTATGGTGTAGACCCAAGCTCACAAAAGATAAGAGGAAGTGATGAAAAACTTTTATTAAGTTTTATTGCTAATACTAATGTTCTTCCTACAACAGAATATGATTGGTTAAATGGTATTGTTCATAATACTTTGAATGATGACAAATCTATAGAATTAGCATTACAACAATTTCATTTTTTTAAAAAAGTACAAAACCTATCAGATTTTTCTGGTGGTAATGTAGGTTTTGAAATTACAGCATCATTAAATCCTGAAGCATTATCAATGTTTCATATGATAGATAGACAACTACAAAATTACAGTCCTGATAATCTTCCAACTTTAATGAAATCTATAAAAGATAGAATCAATTTTGATTATAATAGAACACAAAACAATGCTTTTAGTGAAGATGAATATTATGGTACTTCTGTTGAACAAAAAACTATGTTTGAAAACTCAGATGTGTGGCGACATTTAGTTAAAGGTTCAAAAAAAGTACCTCCTAATATGGTTTGGGATTCAGAAGCAAAACATACTATATTAGAAATATATAAAACAAATAGGTTTAAAGGGTTTGACCATCAAGCAGCTATGGATAGTGCAATAACACATACATTATTTTTTCGATGGCAACCTAGCAAATATGGATTTAGTGCTATGTCATCTTTAGGTGGGTGGAAAGAAGATGCTAATGATGTAATGATGACACATTTACCAGTAGAATTATTCTTTGGAGGACATGATACTGATGGAGATGGGAAGCCAGATTTTACATGGTTAGAAAATCATGTACTAAAAGATTTTGTTGCTAATGCAGATTGGGATTTTGTTGGTGGAATTAATATAGAAGATGTAGCAGAAAAAACAGAATGGGCAACTGCTAAAGGTGCTGCTGCAAAAAAAGTTACTCCAGCACATACTAACTATCAAATATTACAATACCCTGATAATCCTAAAGCTGGTTATATAAATTTAGTATTAGGAGAAAATGTATTTCTTAAAGCTAAACCTAATGTTTATAATAAAGGATATCCTATGTATGAATTATATTTTAAACAACCAGATGTAGGTCAAGTATATTGGGGTCAATTAAAAAAATTAACTAATAAAGATGGAGAACCTTTTGTTATAGATTTTGGTGTTAAGTATGAAGAACTAAATAAAGAAAGATGGCATCAAAATTTAAAAGATGCAAAAGATATGAGATTAGAATGGCTATCTAAACCACACGAATCATTCCAATACACAGATGATGGTGTAGCATACATACAAATAGGTTAATATAAATGGTAACCAGTTTACAAAAATCTTCAAGTGCTTTTCAAGAAGCTATCAATCTTCCTATTAATGAATTGATGCTGCCAAATGAATATACTGAAAATGAATATAGACCTTTTATAACTCCTACTGCTCCTGATTATTATGGACAATCTTATTGGAGAGATATGGTAGACCATTGGACTTTACAATGGCAAGGAGCTGTTCAATATGGACTTAATAATGATATGGGTATTTTTGAACATGATGAATCATGGAATGCTTTAGATGAAAATCGTAATCCTTATTTTAAAGATTTAAAAAAATATGAACAACACATAGAAGACTTAGCTATGACAAGAAGTCAAACACACTTTGAATATGTAAAAGGAAGATTAGATGAAAAGAATGAAGCAAAACAAAGATTAGAATATTCTGATAGATGGACACCGGGATTTCTAACTGGAATGGCAAATCCATTATATCTTATTCCTTTACCAGCAACTATGGGTGTAGGTATAGCAAGAGGTTTTGCTAAAGCTGGTGGCATGATGTTTGGAATTATGTCAGCAGAAGAAGCATTATATCATACTTATGACCCAACAAGAACAGCTAGAGAATCTGCTATGGCTATTAGTACTGGTACTATTATTGGTGGATTAATTGGTGGAGGGTTTGGAGCATTTGGTAAAGCAACAAAAACTAAATTTAATTCTAAAAGTGTAGATGATATTGGACAAAAATTTGATAATGAACACGCAAAGATAGAAAATAAGGTAGGCTCACCTTGGGATAATGCAGATGCTAAACCAATTTCTAAAATAATATTACAAGGTGATAATCCTTGGAGAAAAGCAAAAAAATGGGAAGATTTAGGAAAAAGAAATACATGGTCTTTTGTTGAAAAAGTAGGAAAAACTTTTAGGGTAGTTTTTGATGGTAGAAGATTAATGAAATTATTTGATGATGGAGAAAGATGGTGGACTAATCCTAAATATATGGGAACAACTAGAGTATTTGCAGATGATACATTCTCATCAGTAGATGAAACAATACAATTTGCTATAGAAAGAGCTTGGGGTAGATTTAAAATTAAAAGAAAAGTTAAAGAAAATACTTCAGCTTATAATGAAAGAATAAATAATTATGCTTTAGCAAGAGTAAAAGGCAGAAAGATTTATAACTCTAAAATAAATCATGCCATTACTCCTGAACAGGGTGGACAAATGAAAAGAGGAGCTTTTAATATTGGAGATGCCCTAGGAGTAGAAAAGTTTTTTAGTAAATTTACTCCCTTTTATAGAGGAATTGATAAAGTTAAAAAAGGTTTTGGTGGTGATAATTATTTAGCATCTAAGATATGGGAATTATCTTGGTCAGGTGTAAGACACGCTGGTTTGTTAATGGGTATTGCTAGACCTAACAATGTAGAATCAATGGCAAAAACTTATCTAGGAAAAAATAAACAATTAATTGATTATACTAGAGAAGGATATGCAAAATTTACAGGTAATCCAAATAGAAGAACAATATTAGATGTTGAAGTAACTAATACTATGACTGATATTGGAGCAAAGTGGAATCAAATGAGTGGTAATATTGGTAAGAGTGGTGGAGGAAAACCTAATAACCCTATTACTTTTAATGAATTTTCTAAAAAAATATTCCATCAAATTATAACTCCTAGAGATGATGCAGATGATATTATTAAAAAAGTAGCAGATAGGTATAGAAAATTCTATCGTGAAATAGGAATGGAAATGTCGGAGAAAGGAATGTTTGCTACTGAAAAAGGTATAGCTAAACAACTTAAGAAAGTAAGAATAGATATAGAATCATTAAGAAGAAGATTTAATAATCTTGGAAAAGAATTACAAAATATTCAATCAGCTCCATACTTAAAAGGTATTAGAGATAGATTAAAAAATGAATTAGATGATTTAAGAGCATATGAAAAAGAACTAATAGATTATTTAGAAACAGGTAAAGCAAATGGATTTAAAGATTTATTAGAAAATTATTTTCCTCGTATGTGGAATTTAGATGCTATAACAAAATACCCTGAACAATTTAAAGCTATAATATTTGATTACTATAAAAAGAATCCAATTATTTATAGAAATGGAAAACCAATTAACCTTTCAGATGACCCAGCAAGAATACAAAAAGCAGTAGATAAAACATATGATGACATAGTTAATCAAGCAAAGATAGATGATATTGATGGTTCTATGGCTTGGCTCTATAGAAAAAAAGGTGGAGGTAATGGTGTTCGTTATTTAAAAAGTAGAAACTTACGAATGGATAATAGTGAGTTTATTATTAATGTAGATAATAAAGTAGTATCTTTTATTCAAGAAGATGTTGAAGGAGTAACTAAAGCATACATAAGTAGATTATCTCCTATGATAGCTATGGCTGATAAATTTGGTGATAGATTTATGGCTGGAGAAATAAGAAGAATAATTCAATACACAACTGATAAATATATTATTCCAGCAGCAAAACAAGGTAATCATGCTAAAGCAAAAAAATATGCAGAAGATTTATATGATTACTTAGATGAACTTAAAGATTTAAAAGATAAAGTATTAATGCAATTTAATTTAGCTGACCCTACAGCTATATTTGAAAGAGGAGTTAAGGTTGCGAAGAACTGGACAGCATTAGCTATTATGGGTTCTGTTATTAAAACAGCAATACTTGATGCTGGTAGACCTATAATGATGCATGGATTTAAAAATACTTTTGGTACTGGTGTTAAAAATTTAATGACTTCAACAAAAGATTTTAAAATGGCATCTAAAATGATTTCAGATGAAGTAGGTGAATCACTTGATGTTGTATTTGCATTAGCACAAAGAAGATTTGTAGAAGCTGGTGGAGATATAGGAGGCATTAGTGGATTTGAAAGAGCATTAAATAGAAACACAGGAGTATTTTATGTAGCTAATTTATTAGCTCCTTGGACTAAAATGTTAAAAGATTTTACTGGAGTATTAGGACAACATAGAATGGTTAAACATAGTCTTGAATGGAGTAAAGGAACTATAAAACCAAATGATATGAAATGGTTATTAGAAGTAGGAATAGACCAAAGAAAAGCATTAAAAATTGTAAGAGAATTAAATGCTGGTAATATACAAAGAGGAGATAATATTTTTTTAATGAATACTATGTCTTGGGGTGACCAAGAACTAGCTCATTATGTTCGTTCACATTTATCAGATGAAATAGTTAGAACTATTGTAACTCCTAGAGCTGCTGATAGACCAAATCTTATGGATGGAGTATTAAAAATAGCTACAGGAAGAACAGCATCAGGACAAAAAAAATATTTTAGAGCTGATTCTTCTGGTTTTAGTATGCCATTTCAATTCTTATCTTATGGAATGTCAGCTACTTCTAAGATTATGTTAGCTGGATTACAAAGACGAGATGCTGCTACTATGTCAGGACTTGTAGCTATGATGACATTAGGTTATTTCTCAGCAAGATGGAGAGACCCTTATTGGGATAAGAAAACTTTTACTGAACAAACAATAAGAGTAATAGAATTAACAGGTATGGTAGGTGTAGTTAATGATATGAATATAATGTTAGAAACATTATCAGGTGGACATTTGGGAGCAAGACCAGCTTTTGGAGCAAGACCTTTATTTGGTGAAGTTAATATGGGAGATAGATTGGGTGAACCTTTCGGACCTGGCGTTAATATGGTAACTGAAGCAATATGGTCTATGACTTCAGATGATGCAACAAGAAATGATAGAGCTGCGATTGTGCGTAGACTAATTCCTTGGAACAATTTATGGGTATGGAAAGACTGGTTTAGACAAGCAAGTGAATCTGCATATGGAACTTTAATAGAAAAGGAAGATGATTAGTGGCACATATAACAATATCAGATAATGCTCCTAGAGTACAGATAACAGGAACGACAAGTGCTGGTCCTCACGCATATAACTTTGAGATATTTGCTGATGCAGATTTAAAAGTATATATCAATGATACCCTTAAAACTTTAACTACTCATTATACTGTAGCTGGAGCTGGTGAATCAGGTGGTGGCAGTATTACCTTTGCTGGTGGTCATGCTCCTTCTTCTTCATCAGATGTTATAACTATTCAAAGAGATTTAGCAGTATCAAGAACAACAGATTTCGCTACTTCAGGTAGTTTTCAAATAGATTCTTTAAATACAGAATTTGATAAACTAACAGCAAAAGTAGCTCAACAAGAATTTAATATTAGGAGAGCACCTTTACTTAAAGCAACTACAGTAGATGCTAACCTAGACGAAACATTTCCTGAGCCAGTAGCACACAAAGGAGTTAAATGGAATAGTGGAGCTAGTGCTTTAGAAGCAGTACATTTAGATTTTAGTGCTGCTGTTTCAACTGTATCTGCTGGTAGTCCAGCAACTGCATCTCTCAATACAACAACTGGTGTCTTTACCTTTGGTGTTCCGACTGGAGCAACTGGAGCAACAGGTCCGACTGGAGCTGATTCGTCAGTAGCTGGTCCTACTGGACCAACAGGTCCTAGTGGACCTACTGGTTCTACAGGTCCATCTGGTCCTACTGGTCCTTCAGGTTCAACTGGTCCTTCAGGTCCTACTGGTCCTACTGGACCGACAGGTCCTTCTGGTTCTTCTACTGGATTTGGTGGAGATACAGTTAAATATAGATTTAGCACTACAACAACAGATAGTGACCCATCTAGTGGTAATCTACGCTATAATCACGGAACAGTAGCAAGTGTATCAAAATTATATATTGATGATGAAAACATAGATTCAGTAGATGTTACTGCTTGGATTAATTCTTTAGATGATGTGGGAGCAACTGACAATAAAGGTAGAATAAGAATATTTAAACTAACAGACAGCACAAAATTTGCACACTTTAAAATTAATGCTGCTAATACTTCAGCATCAGGTTATACAAAAATTAATGTAACACATATTGCTAGTAATAGCACTTTCAGTAATGCTGATGAAATAGGTATATCATTTATTCAAGCATCAGAAAGTAGTGTGGCTGGACCGACTGGACCGACTGGACCAAGTGGACCGACTGGAAGTACTGGAAGTACTGGACCAGCTGGACCAACAGGTCCAAGTGGACCAACAGGACCAAGTGGACCGACTGGACCGACTGGACCAACAGGACCAGTAACAGAAGCAACAGCAACAGCTTTAGCGATAGCGTTATAGGTGTGCGTTGAAAAATAGATATAACAATTTAAGGAGGTCTAATGGCTAATACTTTTAAAGTTAAATCAAATACTGCTATGCCTAGCAGCGCTGGTAGCTGGGAAACATTATATACTTGTCCTAGTTCAACTACTGCAGTTGTTCTTGGATTAATACTATGTAATATTCATTCAACTTCCATAACAGCAGATGTTCAGTTAGAAAGTAATACTTCTGATACAGAAACCAATGCAAATGTGTATCTGATTAAAGATGTTACAATTCCCGCTGGTTCATCATTGGAAGTATTGTCAGGCAGCAAGGTAGTTTTACAGACTACTGATTTAATTAGAGTAGACTGTGATGTTTCAGCAAAAATTGATGCATCATTGTCCATAATGGAAATAACATAGGAGTAAGGTATGGGATTTATTGGAGTTCAACCTACTTCTGCACCATTAACAGCTTCTGATATAACAGATGGTGTAGTTTCAACTGCAAAACTTGGTGATGATGCTATAACTCTTGCAAAAATGGCTAGTGGTACAGATGGTAATGTAATTAGTTATGATGCAAGTGGAAATCCTGTAGCAATAACAACTGGTAATGATGGACAAGTTTTAACATCAACAGGTGCTGGAAGTCCTCCAGCTTTTGAAGATGCTGGTGGTGGCAGATCAACTTTAATTGATACAATAACGCTAAGTAGTTCAAGCACAGCAGTATTTGACTCTAGTGATATAACATCAACTTATGATAACTATTTAATAACTCTTGAAAATGTACATCCTGGTAGTGGTAATGTTGAAGTTCTTATGAGAATTTCAAACAATAATGGTAGTAGTTATGAAGGAGATAGTTCTAATGATTATAGATTCATATCTTTTAATGGTAGACAAGTCACAAGTAATAACGATATTGAAAGTAGATATAGTGCCGCTTCAAACAAAATAGGTATAACAGGCAATCTTTCAAATAATGGAAATGATGCCGCTTTAAAAATAGACTCAACTATAGAATGTTTTTCATTAAATTCATCAAGTTATAAAAAGTTTTTAATTAGAACGTCATTTGGAAATACAGATGACCCTCCAGTATTAATTTATGAACATAATTTAGCTATGGCAGATTCAACTCAAGCTGTAATTAATAACATTAAAATATATCCGAGTAGTGGCAATCTTGCTTCTGGTAAAATTAAATTATTTGGATTAGCGTAGGAGAAAAAATATGCCAAGATTTCATCAATTAACAAGAGGTAGAACAAAACAGTTTACAGTAGAAGAAGAAACTGCTCGTGATGCAGAAGAAAAATCATGGTCTGATGGACAACTTGATAGAGATTTACAAACATTAAGAAATAAAAGAAATGCTTTATTAACTCAAACTGATTGGTGGGGTGCTTCTGATAATACAATGACAGACGAACAAAAAAAATATAGAAAAGATTTAAGAGATTTACCTACTGGATTAGATACAGTAGACAAAGTGTCTAAAGTAACATGGCCAACGAAACCATAAGGAGCAAATAAATGAGTTATATTGGAAAATCCCCCTCAGTAGGAAATTTTGTTAAACTTGATGCTCTAACTGCAAGTGCAACTGCTAGTTATACTATGCAAGTAGGTTCAGTTAATTTTGTTCCAGAATCAGTTAATCATATGTTGGTATCTTTAAATGGTGTTATCCAAGCGCCAACAACCTCATTCACTATTTCTGGTAGCACTCTTACCTTTGCTTCCACTTTGGCGAGTTCAGACTCAATAGATTTCATAATGGTTTATGGGAATGTCTTAGATATAGGAACACCAAGCGATTCAACTGTTACTCTTGCTAAATTAACTGCAACAGGAACAGCAAGTTCAAGCACTTTTCTTCGTGGAGATAATTCTTGGGCGGCTTCTGGTGGAGATT